ACGGAAAAGTTTTGGCCGAACTTTCTTGGTTACTGGATAGATCGCGGTGTAAGCCGGGAAAGGAGTAGCCATGAGTTATTCGTTTAGGAGTCCACCGGGACGTTTTTGTTTGAGGATCTCGTCTTGAACTGCGGTGGCGACTGCGCGTCCCAATTTTTTGCCTTTGTCTGAGCTGCCACTGACTTCAGAATCGTTTGCATCTACCTGCACATTAACTACGACATTGCCATTGCTACCTGTACCGGCGCGATTGGGATCGTTGAATTCGACCGGGATACTACGTCCGTTAGGTAGGGGAACAAAGGCTTCGGGATTGGAGCCTTCACCAAATACAGCGAGCTGAGGTGAGGAGGCTACTCCCCCACCAGAATAGAAATTCAACGGGAGAGGTCCGTTCTTGGTCATAACGCCGCCTTTGGCGAACAAAGCGGGAGTAATGAAACCTAGACCTTGACCTAAGAGGTCGAAAACTCCTCCTCCACCGCCTCCAGCGCTTGGAGCCGGGGAGCGGAGTCCAGAGCTCATGGCACTAGTTAGCCTGTTCATAAGGGGGAGTAACACCATAGTTTCGAGAACTAGCTTCGACATATCAGCTAACAGAGAAGCTGTGAACTCTCGGAAATTGGTAGTGCCTGTAGTTAGCAGCTCGCTTAGGGAGTTGGACAAGCCACCGATGGCGTTTTGCGTGAAGTCGGTGATGCGACTGCGTAGGGTGCCTACAGAGGTTTCCCAAGCTCGGAAACCTTCTAGGGTGCCTAGGTAGGCGGAGCGTAGCGTTAGGGTGTTTTCCGAGGTCGCGCTTTGCGCTTCGGCTATTGCACGTAGTAGTTCAATTTGATTTGCGTAGGAGAGGTTTAAATCTTGTATTCTTTCTTCTAAAGTTGTAACGGTCGCGGCTGCTTCTCTGTTTTCGCCATTGCTTGCAGCTAGGAGTTCTTTGGCTTTTGCTAGGTTAGTGTTTAAAGGTTCTAACGCAGCGGCTTGATCTCTTCTTATGCTTACTATCTGAAGTTCGAGAGCGATCTCCTCAGGCTTGTAGCCTTGGTCGCGAAGGTTTGTGGAAGTTTGAATATCTGTTTGTTGCTGTTGTAATCTTTGCTCGCTTCGCCGTGCTTCAGGTAAAGCACTTACTAGACCGGCTGCGGTAGCGCTGAGCCTACGCTGTACTTCTAGGTTTTTGAGGTCTTTAATTTCACCTTGGGTTTGTTTTCTGACTTCTTTTATAGCGGTGATCCGGTCAGAATCATCTATGTCCTCCATTTCGCTTAGTTTACTTATAAGTATTGTTTGCGTGCGCTCTAGTTCTTTTGTTATACTGCTGAGCTCTGAGGTTATGCGGACGTCTTCTATATCGAAAGGCCCATCTATTTTACTGAATTCTTCAAGGGTGGAGATGGAAGAGCTTAAATCTGTTCGGGCTGTTTCAACTAGGCCTTTAACGTCTATGAGGCCGGACTTAACAGCAGCCACAAGTTCTTCTGCACTTGTTGCTTCTGCTGCTTTTCTACGAAGATCTTCGAGGCTGCGGTCAAGATCAATGAGGGTCTGACCGATTCTGCGTTTTTCCGCTGCGGCTGCGGACGCACTCGGTACTCCTGCCGCAGGAGCGGAGGTGTCCGCGGGGGTGGGCGTAGCCGCGGGGGTGGGCGTAGCCGCGGGGGCGGCAGGGCCGGAGGTAGGAGTGGGAATTACGGATCCCTTGAGGGCGTGGAGGGCTTTCATGGCTCCTTCGGGAGTCATTACCTCGAAGGCGTAGCCTCCGGCACCTGTGTCGCCTAGGTTGCGGGAGAAGGTGGCACCGCCAGTGAGGCTGATAGGAGTCCCTGAAGGAGCGCCGAAATCGATGCCGGCATGGAAGCTGCGTCCGAAGAGCTTACGGGGGCCGTATTCGCTTGTGACGGGGAAATCGGTGGGCTTTTTACCGTCTAGACGGAAGTATTTGTCGGCGTCTGCGCGGGAGATGGGGCGGCCATCGGCCCAGCGAATGTCCAGGTGGGGTCCGGTGCTGTCGCCTGTACTGCCTACGCGTCCGACGACACCCGAAGGGGCGGAGGGTCCGACAGCGAGCCCGGCTGTTTGACGAGCTTTCTCCAGACGGAGGCGCGCTTCGGCGGCAGCGGTCTCGGCATTGGCGCCGTCAACGCGGAGTTTCTTGATTTTTTCTTCGAGGTCGTAGCGGTAATCGGCGACGGTCTGCTCTAAGCGGGCTTGCTCTAGGGCGAACTGACGTTCGGCGGCTTGAATGTCAAGCTCGCCTTTTTTCTTGTTGGAGACCCATTTTACTAAGTTCTCTAAAGCTGTACGGGCGCGGCCGCGCTCGCCTTCGATCAGTTTTTGATTGGCTCGGTCCATTTGAGCAATGCGTTCTTGGCCTGCGGCACGGAACACCTCGATCTCTTTGGACTGAACTGAGAGACGTTCACTGGCAAGAGAGCGTTCAAGATCGCGACGGAATCTGGCGATTTGTTCTTCGTTCTCTTTCCTATCGCGCGCTGCGGTTTTGATGTCGTCCTCGGCTTTTTCCGCGTCCAGTACGGCGCCTATTTTCTGCGCTTCTGCCTGCAGATCGGCTAGCTCTTTTGTAGCATCAGAAATAGTGCCCTCTATTAGAGACTGCCCTAAACTTTTTTCGGTTCCTGTTAAAAGTTTTCTAAGGCCGCGAACAGCTCCCTGATTAGATTCAAATTTAGCGAATTTTTCTTGCTCTTCTCTTAGGTCTTTTATTTTTTGCTTTAATTTATCTACTTCTTGTATGACAGAATTAAATCTAGTCTGAACGACCTGTCGTTCAAAATCACGCGCTGCTTTAGTAGCGTAGTCGGCTTCGTCGCCGACGTCTTTGTAAGTTGTTTGTAATCGTTCTAAAGCTACGGCGGCGCGCTTAGAAGCTCTGTCGTTTTCTTGCTGCTGTTGGAATTTTAAGAATAGATTGACTAGAGCAGCAATAGCTATTTGAAGTAAAGCCAGCTTTCCTAAGCCGATTAACAAAGTTACTCCAAACTTCTTGGCAGAACTTGTAGCGCCTAAAAGGCCGGCTTTTACTGCAGTAAGACCTGCAGCTGCTTTTCCCGCACTTGTTCCAGTAGCTTGTAAAGCAGCAGCTAATTGAGTAAAAGCTGCTACAGCGGCTTTTCCTACTATGACAGGTTTAGCCATAGCCAGTGTAATACCAGCTAAGACTAGGGTTAGTTTAGCTAAAGCAGCTATTACTACAGCTATGCCTCCAACAATAGAAGCAAGTAAAGCTGTTATAGTAGCACCTAACGGTCCTAGTGTTGTAATTACTAGTCTAATTCCTAGTACGATTTGTATTGCTGTGTCTAAGCCTAGGCGTTTTAGCACAGAAAGCGTAGAGCTTAGTTCGGCAAAATACTGAACTAGCGGTAGTTTTAGTAACTGAGAATACTGATAAAAGATGGCAGCAAGAGGCTGTGCTGCTTGTCCTAGCACTACAGCCATGTTAGAGAGTATTCCGACTAAATTTTCAAACTGTGCGACTTTTATTTTAATAATAACTTCAGCTAAGTTGGCAAAACCTCCTACTAAAGTTTTTATAACAGGTTCTAAAGCTAGTAAAGCTCTACTAAGCGCTCCAGCGAAGCGTTGCGCAATCTTTTCAACCTCGGTGAAAGCATTTGTTGCCAGTGTTGACGCGTTTTCTGCGGCAGCCGCTGCATCAGCGTTCTGTCCAATACCTGTACGACGCTGGGTAATACCTACGACAAGAGTGCCAACACGTCCGACGGTTTCACCGGCTTTACTGGCTATTTCAAAAATTTCTTTGCGAATAGCAAACAGGGATTCAAATACAGCAGTTAAGCCTGTAAGCAGAGGGTCAAGTAGGCCTCTACCAAAGTTCTGAGAAATGAGTTCGCCTAAGTCTGCAATGTTAGATACAACGCCAGCAAAGCCTTGGGCTGCTATACGTTGTCCTGCAACGGCAGCTTCTAGACGTTCTTCCAAAAATGCGACAACACCACCAGCTTCGGACTTAGCTTTGTCTATGTCTTCGTTTGTAATACCGAGAGACTTAGCTAGGTAAGAGTCTTGGGTGATGTCGCCCCGTAGGATGGAGCCGATTTCTTGACGGGCCTGATATAACGGAATGCCGAAAGTGCCTAAAGCGGCAGAGAAGTTAATCGCAAGATCTTCTGCTTCTTTTAGACCGGCACCGATAGCACCGACTTGAGCTGAAACTATGCCAAATACTTCGATTACTTCGTTGGATGTGACCCCAGCGAGAGCGATGGAGCGTTCTCGGATTGAGTCAATGCGCTCTTGTACCGCGCCTGTTAATGTGACGATCTTTTCGTAGGGTTCAGTTATTTCTCTGCCATTTTTGAATACTTTGCTTGTGGAGGCTAGTGTAGTTTGTGTTTTGAGTATGGTTTCTCGTAGTTGGATCTCTCTGCCTATTGTATTTTGAAAGAAACCGTTCCAAGCAGCTTGAAGAACGCCTACCGTTTCTTTTACTGCAAATGTAGCAAAACCAATTTTGGCTAAGTTGGTAACTAAGCTCCCAAAAGCGCTTGAAGTTGCTTTTGCTGTATTACCTAAAAGAGTAAGAGCGTCGGCGTTTTGTCGTATTACAGATGCACTTTTAAGACCGGCTTTAGCTACGCTAACAGTATTACTTGCTAATTCTTCGTAATCTTTAATTGTGTCACCTATACCAGGCGCTTGTCTAGCTACTTTGTAGAATGATTTAATGTTATTGGCAGCGTCCTGTACTTGAGTCTTGACTTCACTAAAATCAAACTTTATTTTGCGCTCTTCTGTTGTCTTGTTTGCTTCTTTGTTTACACGTTTAAGTTGTTCTAAAGCTTGTTGAACTTGGGCGGTTACTTTGACGGTAAAATCAGCCACTACTAAGCGCGCTACTCGATAGGCTCATAATAGGACTAAGCCGCCGGAGTCATAAGGCCCATGAAAACGTGAATAGGTATTTTGCGTTGTTTGATCAACTCGGCTAGGACAAATTTAGTACCCGCGTCGGGCTCGGAGGCTTGAGCTGAGGTAGGTTTCCAGTCGGGATAGGGTAAAAATTCTTGGAGTTTTTGTTTGGGAGCCGCACGTTTAGAGCCTGAGAACGCATGCGCGACTTGAATTAAAGTGCCGGTTAAGCGCGCAGTGCTAATAGAGTTGACGTTCGCTTGCGCTTTGTCTTTGTTATCAAGCTGCGAGAGGGTCCATCGAATGACTCTTATAGGAGTGCGCACGAATCTGTCTGGGGGAAAATCGGCCCCCATAGCGGACGTGCGGATGCGGAAGTAGACCAGATCCCAATCGACAGGTGCAGATCTGAGGTGGGATGTGCACCTATCGATCAGAGTCTCAAGGCTTACTCCGTCGTCTCCTCTGTTTTCGGATCGGACTTTCCCTCTACAGGCCAACCATTACGCTCCCAGGAAATTAAGGTGAAAATCTCGGAGACTGTTTCTGAGGGCATGGCTTCAGTGTCCTCTTTAGACCAGTCCGAGAGGCTCTCCCACTCTTTGGAGTTGAGTTTGGCCTCGCCTCTGTAACGCAAAAACAGCGTGACGTACTCGACGCGCTCGGTGATGGGACTGACGGTGGATTCTTGGCACGCGGCGAGCTCCTCTGGGTAGTCAAAGACAATGCTCGATTGATCGGTGTCGGTGTCAGCATTGTCGAGAAGTTCTACCGCTTCTTTTGTTGTGATCTTTTTGTCTTTAGCAATGCGTTTCGCTAGTTTAAGCGAGTTTAGCATGGCTTTTGATTGCATACGAGCTATCTCTTCCATTCCACGCGCTTCGCCTGGTACGAGGTCGTGGTACACAGGAAAGCGAAAAGGGCCGATGTGGTGATACCGATCTGGCGGAAAAAGGAGGCTAGCGTACTTACTTGTCATTGTGTAAGGGTAGGGTGACGTCCCAGGCTCGGAAGGGCGCTGGTTGATTCACCATCTCTATTGGAATTTCAACTACTACACTAGCGCTTTTATCCGATAAGCGTATATAGTGACGTTGGACGAGGGGGTCCAAGTAGAGGGCGCCGCAGTGAAGGGCGTCGCCTTCCACTTTGCAATTGACAGCAAAGACTGTGTTGATGGGGTCGATGAGGAGGTCAGATCGCATAACGAAAAAAAAAGCTCCCGTGAGGGAGCCAGAAGGTGAAACGAGGCGTGAGTATGTTACGCCGTTTTGAAGGTGATGGTGAAGCCTTCGATAGGGCGGTTGGTGCCGTTCGCGTCTGCGTTGCCGTCAGCATCGACAGTTTGCTCGATTGCACCATCTCGGGCAACCAAACGGTAGATGGTGGCCGCGGTGAGGTCAGCATCGGGGTTGATGGTGACAGTGCCGCCGGCCTCGGAGATGGTGGAAGCAACGCGGGTTCCGGTGGAAGCTTCCTCAAGCACGAATCCGTCACCATTGTTCGGGAGAACGAGTTCGGTGAGGGGGGTGGTGCCGTCGTCGTAAAGGACAGTGATGTTGCTACTAACAACGACGCTGTCAGCGTTATCGGCAGGAGTTGGGGTGAACTCACGTACCCCGGTCGCAAGGAAGAGCAGGGAGGATTGAACCCCACCAAAGTCGATGAGAGTGCTGCCTGCGTCGTACCGACCGAAGACGGGCCGAGCTCGGGACATTAGGTCGAAGGTGATTTCGGTCAGGCCTTCGGCGTTGTACTGCTCCGAGTAGTTCTGGATGACAGCATTGAAACCGGTGAAGTCGTAGATGTAATTCCCGGTGGAGCCATCAGCTTGACCCAGCTCTTTCAAGAACTCGACGTAAATCTCGTAGTCCTTGTTGTAGCGGGCTCGCTGGATGAGCTCGAATCCTTCGTCGTAGTTACCACGGAAGGTGGGGCACTCATCACCGCCGACAACTTCCGCGTCCTTGAGGAAGTAAGCGGTTACGGAGGCTTGAACGGATGAGCCCGTGATGACGCTGTCCATCCAACCGTCATCACCCAAGAGACGGAACTCCTGGTTGTTGTCGTTGATCTGGAAGCTGGTCTGGGTGATGCCCTGGAGTTCGACGTAAGAGTCGCCTGGATCCAGAGTGGGAAGGGTGATGAAGCCGGCTTCGTCGCGAGTAGCGAAGTAGCGGCAGGGGGCCGTCAGATCCACGGCACGGACGATGGTCCGGTGCGCTTTGTGAAACGATAGCCCGATGGCAAAATCGGCCATGATGACTCCTTAAGGGATCGGGGGGTTCAACACAGCACCGCGAATGCGAGCTGTCAAAGCCTCAAAAGTGGCTTCGGTCCGGGCCATGTACGAGACTTGGTCCGTGGGGAAGGTTCGGGCCATACGGCGGCTAATACCCAGCATATTGATGGGCATTACAGTACCTTCTACTGTCCCGTAGTTTGTGAAACGGACAGACCATTCTTCAAAAGAAAGAATGCTGCCCACAGAACCGGGAGTAGTGATTTGCGGGACGTCCTCAATCACGCACTCGATCCCTGTGATATTCCAATTGGAAGGGACCATGCGCGCGCCTACAACGTACACAGCAGGAATTCTGCTGGTGTCGGGAAGGGTGTAGTAACCGGGCCATTCGGTGTAAGTTTTTAAGGTTACACCGTCACTTTCGTAGATGTTGAGAATGTACTTCTCAATGCAGGTACGTAAGTCGGTTACTGGAGGACAACTTTCGCAAGTCATTTAAGGTTCCTCGTCAGCTCATCATCTAATAGGAGCTTCATTTGGGTTTCAGCTTCTTTAAGAGGAGCTGTAGTCCAAGGGCGCCCAGGAAAACGCAGCCCACGAGGGGAGACTCCACCTTCATGCACTTGAGCGGCGTACTCGACCGGCCAGGTGAAGGTTACTGAACCGTCAGGGTTTTCCGTACGAGTTTGACTTGCACGGAGACGCCCAGTGTCCACAATGTCGCGGACTTTAGGTGGAGTCGGATAGTCCCATTTCACTGCAGATATTTCTTCAGTGAAACGTCTGTCTAACCAGAGACCTAGGCGTTTAGTGGCTCGATCAGTGGCGCTTTTGAGCGCTTTGTCGAACTCGGGGGAACGAGCGGCCATTAAGCTATCCCTCCTACGACGCGAAACACACCTTCAATGGATTGGCGTAGGTCACCGTAGTGATACGCGTCCATTGCAAGCTCGAAGCTCAGCTCCAAGCGACCTTTGAGCCCGTTGAGAAGACAATCGGCTTGAGTGCCGTTTGTTATACGGGTGTCAAAAGTGGCAGGAGTGAGCAGGCGACCTTGACAGGTGTACGTTGTTTCGTCTACTCCCGATTTACCTTGCCATGAAGGTTTCTGAATGTTGAGTGAGGCTAAATACTCAACGATTTCAGTTGTCTCAATGGTATTCCCTGTACAGGAATCGATCGTTGTAACCCCAGTACCTAGCTCAAACGCAAGTTGGGCGTTACCCCAGGGTGCGTAATTAGCGATGGTGGTAGCTGGGATGGCCATGGTTTAAAGAGCGAACCCACTAAGTGGGAGACCGTTAAACAACCAGTCATACTTTTGACCGTACAGGGAGGCGGTGAGTTGGGTTCCTTGAGGGGAACCGGCCTCGGTGCCGACTTGTAGGCCAATTTGCATGATGCGCATGGCGAGAAGGTGGGCGGCGTAGTAACTTACCGCCTCGGTGTGAACGTCACCCCAAACAGATTCGGGGGTGACGCGGCCGGATTCAGCCAACGCTTCATCTACCACAGCTGTGGATTGCTCCCCGAATTCGGGAAAGCGGGTCAGAAAATCGTTGGTTGAAGGAACTGCCATTAACCGTTACCTTCAGTGATCGCGCGGATACGGCGGGAGATAGAGTTTTTCACCCGGATGCGTGCTTCCTTGGCGTCCCAACGGCGAAGTTGATCGACATCAAAGCTGTCCTCTACAAAGCTCATGGCTTTGTTGAGGGGGTAGCCAGCGATGGTGTCAACGTCTACTTCAACCGCTGTTGCTGTTTCAGCTGGAGCGTCTGTATCGACGCGTAGGGCGCCGAGATTGAGAAGGTTGCGGACTACTTCGTAGTTTTGGATTTTGGTCCAAGCCTCTTCAGGGAAGTCACGAGTGACGCCTGACTGAAGATTGATGTAGGCTTTAGCTCCTTTTTCGCCGATGAACGAGAATCCGATTGAACACTCTTTGTCCATCGGAGGGTTTTCTAGTTCAGGGCGGTAAACAAGGATCATGGCGGATGAAAAAGGGGTAGGCCTAGTCAGACTAAGCGAGAATCGGCTTAAAGATTAAGCTTTCTCTAGGACTTTGACGCTCTTGGGGTAGTAGAGGGCGAGACCTCCGATCCGAGCATGAGCTGCTACGGAGAATTCAAGAGCGTTGCGCAGCGGAGGAAGGAATTCCAGAGGCTGCGGGATGTGCAACTGGAGCTTGTCGGGACTGCGGTCATAAGCAATGACGCGGTCCTTAGACAAGAAACCGGCCGACTTGGAAGCTTCCAACTCATTGATTGGCTCGATGGCCGAGATCATGGGGTTGGTGCGCAGGAAGAACTCCATCACCGTGGTATCCGAGGTGGTCGATCTCGGGGTGGTGGAGATTACGCGGAACACGTCGTACGGGACGAGCATGGTGTTCGGCATCTCCTTCATGTTGGAGTCCTGCACCAGACGCGTGGGAAGCTCGTTGAGGAGCTCCAGCATCTCGTCAGTTGTGATCGCGGCGTCGTCAAACCATTTGTTGGGAACGGTTTTATCGACTTGATCGTTGTTGAAGAAGCCTTTCATGCCGGAGCCAGGTTCTCCGAAGTAGGCGATCTCCTCGACCTTCTCTTCGTAGGCACGACGGACGGCGTTAGCCCGACGTTGCTCCAGGTTCATACCGGGCACCATGGCGGCGGCACGAGTTTCCTGGATGGTGTAAGCGAAGGAGGCGCCAAGAGAGCGAACCGGGTGGGTCACTTCCTTGCGGAGGACATCAGCACGAGGCAGATCCTGTGCTTTGTCACCGATCACCTTCATAGAGCCTTGCTTATCGAAGACTCGGTAGGTGAAGGAGTCAGCGCCGTTCCCGACCTCGGTGGAGATGGGGAGGACTGCGCTGTATTTGATGTCGGCGTATTCGACCTCAAACGTGCGAGACAGGATTGTCTCTAGTTCACGGGCGAGAAAAACGCCGACTTCGTCGTTACGAATTTCAGAAGTCATTAGGGGGCTCCTTGATTAGTCGGCGGAGTAGGTCTGCGCCGGGATGTCTACTTCCAACATGACCAAACCGGCGGCTGTGGTTTCAGAAACCCAGCGCGCTCCAGTTACGAGGACAGTGTTGGCAGCTACAGCACTGACGCCAAATCGACCTTGGTAGGCGCCGGTAAGACTGCCGCTGTAGTCTTGGATGAAGAAGCGAACATCGTCACCGAGGACGACGGCTTCTGCGCTATACACCCAGACAACGCCTTTGGAAAGGACGTTGACAGTTTGAGTGTCGGGATAGCCCATCCGATTCGACCCGTCCGCGGTATAGAGCGGGCTCGGGGAGGGGGTGTAGGTGCTGGATCCGCTGACACCTTCAAAAGTGAGGGTGCTGATGGCCAGGCCTTGGATGTTGGTGACACCACCTGCCAGTTCAACGGCGAAAACGTCGTTGGTGACGGGGGTGTTATCGGTTGCTACGAAAGAACCGAAGGGGAGGGCAGCACCCGATTGATTACGAAAGCTGCGGGTCACGCAGTACTGGAGGTCGGCGACCATACCCTCGTGGCCAGCGACCAGTTCGAGGGGATAGCTGCCTTGAACTCCAGAGGGGCTGCTGACAGAGGTAGGGGTGAAAGTGATTGCCATGGAAGGAACTCCTTACTTTTGGGCCGTGAGAGGACGCTTCCAGGCTTCCGCCAAGTGAGTGCGATAAGCGCTCATGGGGTCCGAATCTGCACGCTTAGCACCTTTTAGGGCTTCGCGGAGTGGGGCGGAGCTGTCGGCACGGTCATCCGAGTCGAGATGCTCTTCACTTTCCTCGTCGGAGTCTTCTTCCTCAAAAGAAGAGTCGGCGCGAGAAAGGATGCCATCTACTACGCCTTTGACGTAGAGGGGTTCGGCGTCCTCGCGAGGAGCGGTTCCGGTCAGATTCTCGTAGGCCTGGAGGTAAAGATCGACCTCATCAATGCCGTCAAACTTGAAGTCTTCGGCAAATGCGGGAGCAATCTGTTGGAGCGTGGCGATACGTGCTGAGACAAGTTGATCGATTTCAGCCGTGTCGAGGCGAGAATAAGAAGAAGCTTCCTCAAGCTCGGTGACGCGCTCTTCGAGAGCGTCAGCACGGCCTTCGGCAGCTTCTTTCTCATACGACGCGGAGTCGAGCTGCTCTTGAAGCGCAGCAATCTGAGTGTTCAGATTGTCGCGCTCGGTGGTTACAGAATCCAAGCGGCGCTCCACGTCCCGTGCGAAGGACTGGACCGCGCTTGCAGTTTCTGCGGGCAGATCGATCTCCAGGCCGTCAAGTTTGACGGATGCCATAACGGGAGATGCAGGTTTACAGGGCTGGAGCGCCTCTGGATCACAGGCCACAGCATCAGCTGAGTCCATTCGATCCATCAGTAGGCGTACTTCGGGGCCAGCCCGACCCCGAGGCACGATGGCGATGTGGTTCACTCGGATGTTTCTTTGAATTCCGGAGTACTCTTCACCTTCAGGAGTTTGTCCTGGGGTGGGGTCGAAATCGACTTTGTAGCCGGCAGAAACTTCCGTAGCCTCCTTTCGTTTGATTTTCTCGATGGCGTCCTGGTCTGTTACGACTAGGGCGACTTCTACGAAACCATCGTTGTATTTCACTTGGCTACCGGAGTAACCAACTTGAAATTTTTGAGTGTTTGAAGAGTCGAGAAGGACGGGAGGATGCCCCCACGTTGCGGGTTTCATCCCAAACGTGGTAAGTGATTCAGGGTTACTGACCTCTTCTGGAGGCCGGTATTCCCTTACTTGGGAGCCATCTGCGCGCTTATAGAGCTGAGTGCCCGAGCGCGCCGCACGACACCACACTCGGAGGTAACCCTCGGGCGTGGTTTCGCTACCGGTAATCGGCGCAAAGTCGTAACGAGAAACAGATGTTTCCATAAAACCACATTACCAAAATTTTCTTTAATTGGTAGTCTTAAACGATAACCGTATAGATACGAGTGGCTATCAATAGACAGCTTACCCTCTGCACGCGCATGCGAGCTCTACGAAGATTTCACTATAAAACGCAGCAAGAAGTGGCAAAAGCGCTACATATTAGTCAAGCGGCGTACAGTAGATTAGAGAAAGGTGAGGTAGAAATTTCTATTTCTAAATTAATTGCACTTAGTGAATTTTATGGGATCTCATTACAGACTCTGGTAACGAATGTGTAGTGGCTACAGTGAGCGCGCATCTCCCGAAGAAGAACAGCGGCAGGGGGATGTTGCGGTCTCGGGATTTTTGCTGTTTCTCCCGAGTTAAATGCCCTTCCTCTCGCGACGGAGGGGCGGCCGTTACTTCTTGGAAGCCAACGGAGTCAGACTAGTCGAAGTTGGGTCCGCTACTGGCGACGCCAAAAACAAAACCGTTCCGAGTATTAAAAGCACCGTCGCAACTTTAAATATCTCGAAGCCGTATTTAAGCACGGCGAGACGTTTTACCTGAGCACTTCCACTTAGCGCGGGACAAGCACAGCGGAGTGTTGCGGTCCTTGCCGGCGCAGTTTTTGTTGTGCGATTTCATGTCGCCGAAAGAGCGGGCGCAGTAGCGGTCTCCCTTACTGGTGCCGGGGGCGATGGTATAGCCCTTAGCGCCGTAGCGAACAGTGCGAGTTCGGCCGGTCTTAGGATCTGTAACTTTTTTGCTGTACTTTTTGCCGTCCTCGGTGTCGCGGCGCGTGGGGGGTTGCAGCAGGGCCGGCGCGTAATGCTGAACGAGACTGTCACGGCGCGGCTTGCGGTAGCCGGGTTCATAGCGGCGACGGAATTTCTCCACGGTGAGCCGGTGGGAACGCGTGCCACTGCGGAGGGAGGCACGTCCGGCGTTGCTCACGGCGTACAAGGCCCTACCAACAGCCACGCCACGTTTGCTCTTGGCTTGAGATGCTCTGCGCAAGGCCTTCACAGCTTTCACATTGGCAGAGCGCGCGGTCAGACTAAGGCGCTCAGTCTTGGAAGGAGGTCTGAGCTGTTCAAAAGCCTTCGGGGTCAGCCGCATCGAGGGTTTCCGAGCTGTAGCCCGGTGTACGGCCTCTGTCACGCCGCGCTGCGCCACCCGTTGCATCGTTCTGGGACTGGTGAAAATCGCTTTGCGACTGCTCTTGTGTAGAAGAGCCGCGCCCACAACGCCGGCAGTCAACCCGATTGCAATGGCTTTGCCTGCCGAGCCCCTGTTTGTAGGCTGTTTAGGCTGTACTCTCGTAGCTGGGCCTTTGGTGCATTTTTCGCCCTCGGAGATAGCCCCTTTACCACATTTGAGGTCTAGGCGTTCGGTTTCGTCTAGACGAGCTCGGCTGTTGATGGTGCCTTCCATGGTTCAAAGAGTGAGGAGGGAGGCGTCTACGTTGAAACCGGAGGCGTAGACGGAGTCACGCCGCTTAGCGCGACGGTGATAGCGCATCCTGAAGGCGGTATTTCGTCCTCGGTTGATTGCGCTTTTTATGTCAGCGCCGTAACCCTTGCGCAAGGTGTTTAGGTCGAGCCCTAGGCCTCGGCTGGAGCTCGCGACGTTAGCTGCGTTCTTGGCTGCGCCTACCCAGTTTCCACGAGCGATGTTGCCTATGCCGAAACCGGTCTGCAAAGCGGGTTCGATAGTTCGGCGGGCGGCGCTGCGCATCGAAGACCTCGGGTGGAGGAACGCAGTGGCGACAATTGCGGCGCCAGTGAGGGCTGCAGCGCCTGCCGCCACCTTTACTGGTTTGTTCCAAGAGGCGCGGCAGGTGTGGCTTTTAGGGATGCAAGCGTTGCCGCAAGGCTTGGAGGTAGGGCCACAATTCAGCTTTTTGTTGCCTATGAAAACATCGTTGCGTGCGAGTGCCATGGTTCAAGGAGTGAGGCGTGAAGCATCTACGTTGAAACCGGAGGCGTAGACGGAATCGCGTTTATAGTTTCGCGCAACTCTCTGCATAAGTAGCGCACCTGCAACATTTTGCGCAGTGCTAACAGCTAGCGCGCCCCCAAGAGCGTAACCTGCTACTCGCGCTCGGCGATTAAACAGCTCACGACGGTATAAAGGAGTCAAAGCTTTGTCGAGCGGGTCATTAGGGTTAGCGGTTTTAAGGGCTTTCTTCAAATCGCTACTTTCTTTTCCGATCAGAGATTGTTTAGCAAGCTTCCTAGTCTGTGTGCCGCGTGTTTGTGCTAACAGAGCTGTTTGCTCCCTGCTCGGTTTAACAGGTTTTCCTGTAGTCCGTGCTTGAGTAATTAGGTTACTCTCAATTTTACGAATTTGTCTATTTGTTAAAGGTTTGCCATAATTAGAATAGGCAGTCATACGTTTGGCTTGTTGTACTCGCGTCGCCGGGCCTTTGGTGCATTTTTCGCCCTCGGAGATGGCGCCCTTACCACATTTGAGATCTAGGCGCTCAGCTTCGTCTAGACGAGCTCGGATGTAAGGGGTAGTTCGGTCTTGGATGCCCATGTCCCAGGCTGTGAGATATTCCTGAGCGGAGAGGGAGTCGGTGCGCTTGGGGGGAGCCATCATGTCTTTTTTGCTGTAGCCACTGCAGTCACATTTGCCGCCGTCGTATCTTCCTTTCTTTTTGTTACCACAATCGCACTCTTCGCCGTCCATAGGAGCTTTCGTGTTATGGGCGTTCTTTGCGGAGCGTTTGCGGCTATGGGGCTTGCCCATTTGATCGCTTTTACCTTCTCGCAGTTCTGTGGGAGGCAGCAAAGTTGATTGAGCCACAGCAGCTAAGCCTTAAACCAGGCGGATATTTTGAGTAGATTATAGCGAAACAGTTTCAGGAGCAAATTGCTCAAAAGTAGCGGGTGTAGAGGGATCTTCAGGTACAACTCCAGCTTCTTGTAGAGCTTTTTTTACTTCTTTTTTGTGAGTAAGCCGGCTTTTTCTATAGTTTTCGTCTATTTTCTCAGTGTCGGGATCCCAAGGAGCTAAGTAACAACGGCAATTAGGGTGTAAGGGAACTGAGATTTCCCCTCTTTTGTAGATGTTACCAGCACGAGGACCGCAGACAGAGCAAGTTCTGTCGTCGGCCGTCGCATAATACATGACTTGATCTACGCCGTTGCGAGTGTAGTACTCGTTCGAGGCCTTGTTATAAGCCTGGAGAGACTCTGTACGGACGATAGTTGCAGCACGAGATTTGACGATGTTTAGTCGATCTCGGGAATCCTCAACCATTGAGGAAGTGGGGCGACCTTCGAGGACGCCCTGCGCAATGATGTCGGAGGCTTCTTGCGCAAAGACGTCACCATGGTTTTTGAAGCGTTCTTTTGTGTTTTTAAGGGCGAAGGTCGTAGCTTCTAAGGGCAGATCTACGTTGACCAACGGACGGGTGGGTTCCATCTGACGGACAGTCTGTTCCGCTACGTTCAGACCGGAATTGGAGGCGTTGATAAGTAAGCCCTCAAACAGGAGGTCGTAGGCGTCTTTTCTGTTGGGGTTGAAGGCTGGTATTAGTTGCCTAAAGTCTTGGAGAACTGCGAGATTGCGCTGTACGGGCTGGGTGTAGCCTGCTCGCATGTGGATGCGAGTCCGCCGAATGAGACGATTGAAGGAGCGGTCTAGTACAGAGTTGAGGCGGGTTATTACAGATTCTTCGTTTGCGCGAAGTAAAGCGTTGTACTTGTCGAGTAACTGCACTTTAATTGGTAACTGCTCGGACTACTAAGTATGATTGTAGGCGGATGGGAGTATCATCGTGGTCTTTACGCTCTCGGCGTGCTTGCTCTGTAGCGGCTTTCAGCGTCATTTTCTTACCTTCACGGCGGGCTTTCAATTGAATCTCAGCGGCACGTTGCGCTAAAGTTTTGCCTCCACGTCGTGCAGAGGTACGAGAGGTTTGACCTGTCGCTAAAGCAACACGGGTGCTAGTAA